CCTTTTATCCGGTATACTAGAAATTAGTTTATTGAAGGCCTTTGTATTTCCTGATTGAAGGCCGTCAAGCGCAGTTTTCGCAGTAGCTGATATGTCGCCAGATAAATCTTTACCTAGCAAATCATAAACTCTGCCTTCCATCATTTTACGCTGAGCAGTTAGCGCATTAGCAGCTTTAACTTGATCGCCAAATCCAAACGACTTTGCCACATCGTCACGATCTCTTGATAACATGCTATATAGCTCGCTTAAGTTTCTCTCTTCAGAGCTACCGAATGGAGTTTTTGATTTACTCAGCTCAGAGCCGACTATTTGCCTTGCTGCGTTCAATCTAGCGTATGTTGGAGCTCCAGCCTTATCCGATGTTGGTGACATCATCTCATAAACTTTTTTCTCAATAGGCGAGAGATACTGACTGCCTCCAAGATCATCTGATAGGTTATCAAGATATGCTCTGGTGTTTTCTGGCATCACCTCTGTTCTGCTGGATATAGACTGGTTTATAGGTTTATATAGCTCATTTTCTTGAGCTTTTAACGCCTCTCTAGCACGATTGAAATCACCTTTAAACTTGCTGTCCATGGCTAACCTGTCAGGCATTGCTCCAGCATCATCAATGATTTTTGCTGCACGACTGGATATTGCTTCCATGCTTTCTCTTTTTATAGCCGCTAGAACTGACTCATCTTGAGATGCAAGGCCAATCTGCACAGCTTTGAAAGCATCGCTTCCTGAAATATATGCTTCCAACATTTCATCAGGATTAATGTCTAATCGCCTCATTGCATCAACAACATTCTGATCTGGCTGAATATCATTAATTACTTGTGCTATCCTGCCTTCTTTTCCACTGAAAGCCGCATTGGCATATTGCTGAGCCGAATCACCAACCTCCGAAGCGCTTTGATTTGGAATATCTCTAACAACCTGTTCGGCCGCTTGCTGAGACTCTCTGCCTAACCTACCAGTAACAGCACCATACGCACCTTTAAGTAATGGCGTTGCCGCTCTAACAATTCCACTACCAGCAACACCCACTCCCAAATCAGTAGCGAGACTACTGGCATTATCCTTGCCACTATTTTGAGCCAAAGCACCTATGGTATTCTCCGCAACCATATCAGCTACTCTAACTGCTGCTCTTTCAGCCTTTCCAGCGTTAGCCAATTGAGATAATGCCAATGCCGTTCTTTCTTGACCAACTCCAGGTATTAGATACGGACCTATCTCTGCTCCAAGTTTTGCATATTGGTCTTGAGGTTGTAATTCACTGGGTAATTGTAGTCTTGGAGCTGGCTGATATGTACCATCACCACCAACCGCCTGACCAGCCCACGCGCCAAATGAAGCTAAAGCATCTGAAACTTCAGGAACGATATTTACAACGTTAGCGCCAGTTTGCAACAGTCCTTTACCAGCCTCTACAACAGAGTTCCCGATTTCCTGCTTCTGTTCTGCCTTCTGCTCATTATGATAGGCTAATATTTCATCGGTTGGGATGTCTAAATTAGCCATTTGTGCATCGGAAAGTTTCGGCTTTCCTACAGGATAAGCAGAGTAGAACTGCTGCCGTGCTTGTTCTACATTTGCACCAACTTGAGGAGCTACCACCTCATTGAAGTATTGCTCTTGCGCTACCGCCTTCTGCTCACTGGATAAAGATTGATAATTAGGTGATGCGATCACCTCTTTCCACGGCTTAGCCATTAATCACCCCATAAACTTGAGTAGTTCCCGCTTTGCTGAGTAGTATTCCCTTGTGCATTAGGAGTAGATTGCTGATAAGAACCACCAACATTTACGTTATATTGGCTATTATAATTATCAGTATATTGTTGTATTTCCCTTATAGATTGCTGAATAGCTTCAGGACTCGAATAGTCTACTTGCGGCATACCTTGGAAGTACATTTTAGCTTCTGCTACTGTGTTTATTCCACTTGCCCCCATGTCTCTAGCTGCAGCAATACCCTGATTTTGCATTCGCCCTTGAATGCGCTGTGCGGCCATATATAACTGCCTTTGCTCTCCACCATTCCAGCGACTACGGCGATCTGCTCCTAGCGCGGGGTCTCCTGCTCCTCCAGTAAATCCAGTCATGAAATCTAGATCGTCTGATTTAGCGTCCAATATAGAATTCATGTCTTTTTTCATTGCATAGTTAGTTGCATTAGCGGATGAGCTAGCTGGAGCTGCAATTGCATTTGCAGGAACTCTGACAGTATTGCCGCTATTATCAACACCTTCATAAAAAGCATTAGCTCCTGCACCATGTAACTTACCGCTTATTTGCACAGTTCTGCCGTCTGAAAGCTGAACACTTCTGGTTTCATTGTCGCCGCCTCTCGCTGCAGACCTTTGCATTGCCATATCTTGACCTCTACGAGCCGTAGACGCTGATATGTCCTGACCACGTCTCGCAGTAGCGGCACTAATATCCTGACCTCGACGTGCAGTTTCAGCACTAACATCCTGCCCGCGAACTGTTACTTTTCTATTTTCATCGGCATTTATTTTATTGATAAATAACTCAGGGCTTCCCTCAGCCATGATCCCAAGACCAACAGCATACTCTCTGGCAGCGTTTGGATTATCTTTCGCCATTCTCAGGGCTACTTGTGGATCAAATCCATACTGACGCATTTTATCGGCATTTTTTCTGACAAATTCCTCTGGTTTGCCACTAACTACCGCGGCGTTATAACCAAGAGCCAAATCACTGATGGACTTTCGAACATCAGCATTAATGCCTTCCATTCCTTTACCTATTTGCGCCTCCATCTCAGGGTACTCAGCGAATAACCCCTTCATGGTATCAGTGTCATTATTAGCCATAGCCTGACCCCACTTACCTTGGAACTCCTTCAGGCGTTCTTGTTGTTTTTGTTCGTTCATAACCTGAGCAACGCCAGATAATCCAGCAAGACCTTGCAATCCCCAATTATTTGCACCGGAGCGTTGTAGGTCATTATTTTCGCGAATAAGGCCAAGAGTAGGATTAATGTCACTTGCGCTAGGTGCGTTACTGTTTACTTGACCGATTCCACCAAGGAACCCGCCTGAGTTAATATTTGGATTCCATGTAGCCATTAGAATAAGCTCCCTAATATACCTAAGCCTGCACCGATACCAGCGCCCCAAGGTGTAGATGCCCCTAGCATTCCAGCAATGCCACCGCCAAGCATTGCGCCTGAAGCACCTCCACCAATAGCATTCTGAAAACCAGATGGTCTATTAGCATTTGCAGCGGCTAAAGCTGCGTTTTGCTGTGCTAATTGACCAGCGTTATTCGCATATGTTTGCCCTGCGTTCGCTTGGCCTTGAAGTGCTCCAAGTCCGATATTTGCAAGGTTGTTATAATTGTTCATTTGACCATTCAACCAGCTTTCACCAAGTGCAGGAGCAATTGAAGCTAAGCTATTACTGGTGGCTGTAGAACCTAAGCCGCCCATTGCTTCAGCCGATGCTAGGTTTTGGTAACGCGCTTGATTTGCGTAATCATTGAATTGTTGAGAGTTGTAATAACCGTTTAGCGCTTGTGCCTGACCTTCAGGAGACGACAGATTCTGCAGTTGGTTGATATACTTACTAGCAAGAGGCGTTAATGGAGCAAGTCCATTCATAACCCTCTCAAACTGTTGGTTCTGGATATCAGTTGCATACTTCATTGCTGCGGCCTGCTCTCCTGCACCACTACTACCACCGCCACCTTTACCTCCTCCACCTTCAGGGAATAGAGGTTCTTCACCATGCAACTTTCTGCCTAGTGCAAAAATATTTCCGATAGCCATTGTTAACTCCGTTATTTACTGATGAACTCGGCTAGTTCTTCGCGAGTTGCTGAATAGAAGGTGACGTCATCAACGCCTTTGAAATACTTTTTGATAGTGCCAACTCGTTTAAGGCCAATCATCGCACAATAGATTTGACCGTGACGAAACTTACGAGCAGCGAATGAGGTAACACATTGAACATGAGTTGTTGATAGAATGAATTTCCAAAACGCTAGGCCAATGTCTTTACTGAATCCCCTTGCTTCTGGTAGGTACATAGCGTGACAGTCAAATGTCATCGGCTGCACTTCTTCGTAATACACGATGCCACCGAATTGACCATGAACATTAACCTCAAAGTATTTCTGGTTAGCGTTGTAATCGAACCCATCACCATTGTTGCTACCAGCGATAATGTCTTTGTGATTGCCAACCGTTTCAATCAAATCGATATTTCGCGTTGGTTTGAATGTGATCATGATTACCTCAATCGATTAATCCATGTGCCCGCGCCATATCTTCCAGCGCTTTAAGGGATTTACGAGTTTCAGTGAGATCCGATGCAAGCGCCTGAATTTCTAACTGGTCATATGTCGAGCCAATACTGTAAGTTTTATTAGCATTGAAGCCAGATTTCGAAGCCGTACCAGTAGAAGCAGTGAAGCCAGTAACACGAGCGCTGATAACCTGAACACCGTTAACAGAGTACGAATCTTTGACAGAAATCGGGGAAGCTAAAATTTGCGTAGTTTCACGGCTCAATGAGACGTAATCAGCGTCGATTTCAGACACCTTCTCTGCAAGGTAGTCAATGTCACTCTCTGCTGTCGTTAATCGCGTCTCGTGGTCGTCTAGGCGTTCTTCGGCTGCTTCAATTCTTATTTCATGGTCAACTATTTTTTCTTCTGCTGCGGTAATGCGTGTTTCGTGATTGGCTAGCTGTGCAGTGTGCTGCTCTAGAGTTTCTTCTGCTGACTTTAAGCGCAGTTCGTGGTCGTCAAGAATGATATCTTGCTCATCATTTCGTAACTGAGCTAGATATGCTTCGTTGCCAGCCTCATTCGCACGGCCTGCAACCTTAGCCATATCCTCCGCACCATTTAATACAATGCGACGATATGTTTCGCTAAAGTTGCTAGGTAGAATATCGGGAACGATATAGGCGGATTTAATCTCAACTGGAATTGATAATGAACTATTTCTTTCCTCATTGGCCATCATTCAACCCTCATCGATAGGTCACTGAGCGTTACAGGCGACTTAGTGATAACGCGAATCTTGAAACCAATATTCTTTCTCACCCTGCCAACCCTGCGCCAGATAGCTCGCATGTCGTAACGAAACGGCGCGTTCTGTGGGTACATTTGTTCCCTACCGAAATTTATTCCATCGGCAGTTGCAGATAAAAATAAGCGGTCAGCGATTTGAGCAACACCTGTTGATGCTTCAAGTTCTAAATCAAACACTCGTGCATTATCCGCTTTAACCATTGGCGTATAGAGAATGTGTTCGACTTGTTGGTCGTACTGTGATGATTTGTCGAAAGCTAACTTACCAACTAGGCCAGACTTTTTGTCGCCAACAGTTATCTGATTATCTTCATACATGAAGTCGATAGCGCGGTATGGTTCATCGTATAGACCGCTTTTCAGGATGCACCATTGCGGATATTGCTGGCTGCCAGTGCCATCAAAGCAAAGTGTGTGGCGTGGTAAGTGGATAATTGCTAACTCATGACCATCAAATTTAACCGACTCCATGACAGCGCCTGATAACTCATCAGCGGTATAGCTGCGGATAATCTTATCAATGCTTGCTGTCGATATTGCGCTAGCAGTACCTGAGCCAAGCAAGTAAACAGACGGCGCACCATTTGCAGGATTGCTGATGAATGCGTATGAATCACCAAACTTGCATTTAGCATCACGGCCAGCGATACCCATTTGAACCATGTATGATGGCTGCATTGCGTAAATTGGTTGAGTTGCAGAAGTTGAGCCTGTTAATGAAAAGTATTCGATAGTTGAAGCACCAAAGCAGATGACCATATCACGCCAAGAACTGACAGAAATGATACCATCAGGCTGTGATTCTGCCGTGTAGAATGGTGTATACCTATCAGGCTTTGACTCGTCCTCAATGTCAGTTATACCAAAACGCGCACCGCCCTTTTGTAGCCAGATATAACGCCCACGATTACGAGCAACGTCGATAACTTCGCCTAAGTCGTACTGAGGGTATTTATTGACGACCTCTAACACTTCCTGAGTCATTACAAACTCAGTCGTATCAGTTGGCTTCACAGTGTTATCAGGGATTGTTTTATCGTAATTGAACTTGTATTCAATCGTGATTTTATTCCCTGTTCGCTTCAGGCCATTAACGATAATATCCGTTAAATATGGCTTTTCTGTCTCAGGTTTATCCTGTGATTGTTTAGCACCGAATTGATACTCGGGTATCTCAATAACTTCGCCTAAAAAACCATCGGATGCCTTTGGAGTTATCTTCAGAGTTAACGAGCCGTCGATATCATCTTTAGTCAGCGAAACAAAATCATCATTGCCAGCTTTGTGAGTCCACTTTTTGACATCACGAGTGTAGCCTTCTTTGACTACTTCCTCTTCTGGCCAGTTAGTTAACTCTTTAACTTCGCCATCGTAGCGATAGAGTTTTAATTTACCACCAAAGGCCACCGCCTGACTCACGCCAGAATGCGCCAGTGATACTCTATCCTTACCTTGAATATCACCGATAGCATTAGCACCATGATACAACTTGCTACCACACACGCGATACACAGTGCCATTTTTCGTATTAAATTGAACGCCTCGTGAAATACCGTCAGCATCACGAAGTTTTACCAGTGCAGGAAATGATCGGAGATAACCAGCTGCATTCAATACTTCTTTCGGTGTGGCCAGCATATTGACTGGCAAACCATCAATATAATCAGCCGTGTGTGGGTCTTTGCGTAAACCTCTAGCAAGAGGGGTCTGAATCCTTGGCATGTGGTTTACTCCTATGGAAGAATCGATATCCGTTCATGGTTGCTAGGCGATTACCAGAACCAATGGGGAATCCGTTTGGATGATGCGCTCTGGCTTCTTTTGCTCGTTTCATTGCACAACTACGCATCAGTCTTTCTTTGCCATAGCGCGCTGTTGTAATTACTTTATCAAGTGGTGTGATTTGGTAGTCAGGAGCAATACGAGTTGCTAGATTGTAGATAACGGCGTTAATGGCTTGCTTGTACAGTCCGTGGTCATCGCCTTGGTCGATTGGTGTATCTTCATCAGCGAACTTATAACCAGTGTGAATTCCTGCGCCATCTTCAAACCATTCGTACATCATTGATTCTAAATCAACCACTCCGTCCTCTAATGATTGCGGTTCGATATCTGTTAGCGTGGCATCCGATGCGACACCTAGTTTACGCAGTGCCGCAATAACTAACTCACCCTTCGTTGTTATCTGCATCTTTCACCGCCTTTTTCTTGGTAGCGGGTTTCTTTTCTGGCTCTGGCTCTGGCTCTGGCTCTGGCAAGATTTGAGTATCATTTGGGTTTTTATGCCAACCATCATTTAGATAATCTTCAATTTCATCATCGTTGACAGTGATAATCTGAAGATTCATGCCCCAGATTTTTACATCGCCATCTGCCTTATAAAGCATCGTTTTCATTTTTTTACCCCCATTACTGAATCAATAATTACCCCATTATCAGTCAGTAAATACACCAACTCACAATCAGCCAAGTTAAATACCACACCATCAATAAAAATTTGACTGGCTTTGCCTTCTTTATCCTTATCGCTACTAAAACTACCTGCCTGAATGTAAGTAGCAGGAAAAGATGGCAATTGCTTCTTAACGAACATGGGTATCTCCAAAAAAAGGGAGCATAAGCCCCCTTAGTTAATTGACAGACTATGCTTGACCAGTAAGGCCAACACCAACTGCTTCAGGTCGTTTAGTACACGCTGAGTACCACACAGCAATACGGCACTTACCTTCCAGCGTTGAGATATCACCTTGATACGCTACAACACCATTCAGGCCAACAGAGTCGATACTGAATGACTCTGTTTTCATTCCGCTAAATAATGCGTGGTTAAGTGGGATAGGTTGAGATAACAAGGTAATTGAATCGTCAGCCCAGAAGATATTTGTCTTAGACGTTTTAATGTTAAGGACGCTAATTGCCGCACCCGCTGCAAGTGATGTATTGACGTTTGCATATGCGCGCTCTTCAGGTTTCAGCGCCGCGTCATCAAGTGCAATTGGCTTAGGCATGATAGTAATGTTGTTACCATCAACACCAACTACTGCAAACGTAGCGTCTTGTGTCAGCAAATCTTTTGCCATCTGAGAGATGAACTTAACGCCAGCAAAGCTGATCTTATCGCCGCGTTTAAATGCTGTTCCGTCACTAACTTTAACTACTGCCGTGCGGTTATCAACGTTTTCACGGTTTCCGTCAACATCTTCTTTCCATGCTTCAGGCTTGAACTTCTGCGCACCATCTACCGTAACTCCCGTGGCAGTTGCTGCTAGCAACGTTGGCAGTTTAGGTGAGCGAAGAACATTCTCAAAGCCTGCAACTTGCTTTTGAATGGTTCCTGATTTGTACGCTTCTTCTTGAATGCGACCATATAAATCTTTACCCACCAAGTTATAACCAGCCTTGAGGTAATCGTCAGAGTTAAAGAAGTAGCTCAGTCCTTCATTACGGTTTAACTCACGAGCGAATATAAGGGATTCCGCTTGAGATACGAACCCCCAAGAGTCTGCCCCATTTGACAGATCTCCAGCATCAGCAATAACCAGAGATGCGGTATCAGCAGCCTGTTTAGCAATAGAAGTCTCAACGTTGTTAGCCAGCTTTAAACCAGACGCACGAATACGACGACGTAAAGATGTCTCATCACGAACATCATCAGCACGTAGACCGAAGAAGTCGTTATCAGGAACGCCCATGTTACATTTAACAGACAACTCCAAGATGCCTGTTTCTTTATTGGTTAAATCCCAACCCTGTTGAGTTGGGGCTTCTTGCTCTACTGGCATCCAGACAGTATTTTGAGAGCGCTGCATGTCGCCAGCAGGAGGAGTATATTTACCTACACGCTGAGCCATAGGACAGTTATTTTCGATAGTGTTTACTACTTCATCCACCATATAGGTGATAATTTGACCTTCATTTAAAGCCATTATTTAATTCCTTGTAATTTAGCCTTGATAGCACGGTACTTTTGCACATCGCCTTTGTTTGCTGCATCGTCCATTTGCTTCTGCAATGCTGCGACATTTGCCGCTGAAACATCACCGCTAATTGGTTCGTCGGCAGGTGGGGCTGATGAACGTTGTGTACCGCGAGGCTTGAGAGTTAAACGATCAGCTAATCTAGTTAGTTCGATAGTGACCTGAACAGGGTTTTTGCTAAACAATTCTTGCGCTTTATCAGGGTTAGACCCGAGGTAGTAAATGATGGCGGCTGATTTCTCTGGGAAGTTTGTTGCGACTGCCTCATAAACACCCTGTGGCAATACTTGTAATGCAGAATCTTCCTTATCCTGATAGTCAGGTAAGTTGAGTTTTTCAGCCGCATCATAGTGCGCCTTCATCGCGTTAGCGATTTGCTGGCTTTGCTGCGTAAACTCCTGAGTTTTACGACCCTGATCGGCTACAGCCTTGCTTCGTGCATCAAGGGCTTTCATCTGCCACTGTTGCAATTCAGCATTAAATGCGGCTGTAGCCTTGTGAGTGTCGTAGTTATATTTTTCCAGAGCCTCATCAGATAAGAACTCATCTAACTTGGGCATGTCTGGCAATTCAGGGTTAACGCGCAAATTCTCAGGAAGCTGTCCACTTTCAATGGCCTGTACTTGCTGCTCAATTTCTCGCTGACGTTTGCGAGCGATACGTTTAGCCGCTTGCACTGCATTGTTTGTTGGCTTACCTTCCTGCGGTTGCTCATCGTCTTTCAGTACAATGTCGAAGCCTTCATCTTGCCCTGTGTTACCGTTGGCATTATCGATAACTGAGCCATCTGCGGATGCCGCCGCCTGATCGCCAGACAGGATTAATTCTTCAGTTGTATTCTGAATTTCGGTGGTTGTGCTCATGATATTTAACTCTCTTACATGGTTTGAGGATTATTCTCGACGATATTGTCGGTAGGAATGTTTTGTTGTTGCTGTTGTGCAACCTCGTTCAGAAGTTTAATAGCCTCTCTTACTGCCGATTCATCTATGTTCCTAGCCTGAGCCAGTTTATAGACTGTATTGGCTTGAGATTCCATTGCATCTTGCTGAGCGGTAAATGCTTTGATTTGAGTTTGTGCTGTTTCGTTATTAGCTTTGGTTTGCTCTGCTTGAGCCGCGATGATTTGCGCCTGAGCTAACATAGCATTAGGATCTTGATTGCTTTGTGCTGCTTGCTGAGCTTCCATCAACCATTGCTGTTCTTCCTCGGTTTCTGGTTTCTTCAGCCCGCCAACAATCAACTCCTTATTAGCGTAATCCCTAATGTATTCAACGCCTTTACCTTCCATCATGTTTGCATATGTCAGCATCATGACATTCCACATAGGATGCTCTACTGGAACCTTAACGATAAGCTCGCCTATCTCAGCTCTAGCTGCATCTTTTTGTGATTGGAAAGATGGTCCCACATCAGTAAATGTTTCGTACTTGCCTCGGATATCATTGCGAACAATCATTTCACCTTTGCGGAAGTCTAATTCCTCCTGCATAAGATCAATCTGGTTTTCGCTTCCATCCTCTGAAGTTGTTGTGACTGTTCGGTTGGTGTCGTATATCTCAGCCGCTATTGACGCATAAATCTCACCGTCGCGACGCATTGCGATAGCTAAGTTATCCTGAAACACATACGTTTCTAGGTCGATACGGCTATTGAGTTGATTAACGGTATCAAACGCTACCTGACCATTAGCCGCCTCAGCATCAACACCAACTCGCGCTGTTTCTTTTGCAGCTAATGTTGCCACTTCCAGCATCCCAGCATCAGCAGGTGATATCTCTGCGTTTTCCATGTAGGAAATTGGTGCAGGTGGCAAATCACCATTATTCTCATCAGTGCGGTTAAGCAGGTAATAAGGGTAGTCATCCTCTCCTGTGAACATGTGCTCATACCCTGCTATTTGCTCAGGGTAGAAGAATGGTTTCTTCTTGGGAGATTTGGCTACTGTGTCAGCACCTTTTGATAATATGAAGTTACGTAACCGTTGAGCATCTTTCGATAGCCTAACAACTCCTTCGTATAACTCGTTATCATCAAAGAATGACCATTCACCATACACAGGAACAATCGGTATGTGCTCGCCAGCTATTGGCATTTTATCTTTCAGAATGCCAGTGTTAGTGATGATTGACTTGTAGACTCTGCGTTTTTTAACTCTGCGCTCACCTACTTTCTGATAACCAGCATTAGCCAGTTCATCAATCTTTTCTTTCGCTTCTTTTGCTGAATACGTTTGGAGATCATTAGTTAGCGGGTCACGATAGACAAACACCAACTCTTTTTTTTCTTCAACCTCGTAATACTCAGCGATATGGATTGTCTTTCCACTCGACCAAGTGAACAGCAAGTCGTTATTCGGTGATTGGAATGATGGTTGAATTTCAGGGTCAAGCCCGTATTGCTCAGCGAATGACTCCCACCCATCAATATTCATCGCGTGAATTATCGTGCAATTCTTCGCGTCAGACTTATCCATTGCCTTGGCGTTGCAGTCCCAGATAACGTGAGTACAAGACTCATGCATTGGAACTCGTCGAATAATCTGATTATTGCTAGTCGGATTATCATCCTCATATTCAGTGACTAGTCGCCAAGCGCCGTAACCACATTCGATTTGCTCTCTTACTGCCACGTTAACGGCAATCTTTGAGCTATTGTTTCGCATGTCAGTTCGATACATACCCATAAGAATATCGGCGGCATCAGCTGGCGCGTTATCCTTTGGTCGATACTGAACCTCAATAGGATTCTTGCGCATCTCAGCGACGAGCTTACGAACCATCGGGCGCACTACATCAAACTGACCTCGGTATTGCAATGTGACGTAGCTTTCAAGCCAATCATCCCACTGACTAACGCGACTAAAGAATAAATCGTTTCTCGCCTCCGTTCTGGCATTTTCAGATGCAGAGTAATCGAGGTCGAATTTGCGAAGTATTTTCTCTAGCCGCTCGTTTCTATCGACCATTATGATCTCCTAATCGGCCTAATCGGTGCTGGAACTACTCGCTGCCTAACCTTTCCTATCTCACCAAATCGTTTTGCGAATCTGCGCATCATGTAAGCGTATCGAGTGGCATCAAGTAAGTCGTCACGAGTTTTAACAATCTTTCCTTTTTCGTCGCGGTGATAGAAGTTGTATTCTTCAAACCAATCACGCAAACCACGGAAAACTTTAAATCGACCTGCTCTCATTAGGTCGTATATTTCAAATAGACCAGCCTCAACAGAGCGAGATTTATCAGGCCATTGAGCAGGGTCATTAAGCATCTTAAATCCTGCATCTTCGTAATATTCTTTTTGCTGTAATCCTGAGCCTTTTTCAGTTTGCAAACCATCCTGAGGCCATGCGGTAGGAATATCCTTAGCCCATTTATTTACAGATCCCCATGCTTCAGCAGGTGAAGTCTTACTAGCCTTCCATGCCCTAGTAACGTAATAGGCATCACTATCTAAATCGATAGCTAACTGTATGTGTGCCTGAGGGTGATCCCAACCAAAGTCCATGCCATCAATGACAACAAAATGCTCAGGAATAGGGAACGGGTCACACGTTATAAACTCTTCGCCAAAGTCATAAATACGCCCATGACCAAGCATCGGAATGCCTTTGGTTCGCATGTCACGCTGATGAGGCGGGAACGAAGCCAGCAAATCCTCTTTTACCTTCTCGCTCAAGTGTGGCGCATCATCCCAGCCAACATTCATACACGTTTGAGCGGAGGATGGGTTATCCATAAAACCGATAACTAAATCAGTTCTACCGTTCTCTGGTGTAAATGTCAGGATGCCACGACCACCGCGACCTTTATCGCCTGTAGCGGTACGGGTTAGCACCTGCGGATAGATAGTGGGGTCTTTTGGCTCTTCATCGATATGAAACCAATCAACGCTATCACCCATTAAGGCGTGCTGGCCTTGCGAGTATGACCAGAATTGAATCTTTGCTAAGTCACCTGATTTATGTCTGATGTATGCAGAGCGAACAGCGTTAGGCGTGCCAGCCATTGGCTCAGTATCGACAATTAAATCACTCGGTATTAATCCACCTTGCCAGCCGTTATCTGTTTTCCTGCCGATGATAGGTGCTTGCAATAAGTCTCTACATTTTTCACCAGAGTAGCCAAGGCACCAGATAAGCGGAGCATGCTCGAATTTATACCCCTCCCAATCGTCGGGATAATCTCCCATTGCATGAATAGCGTCGATATATGTAGCCGTATCAGTCTTACCAACACGGTTAGCCGCAATCAATGCGACCTGTGAATATTCAATACTCAGTGCAATGAATGTCTTCTGCCAAGGGTAACGAGTTTCGTAATAGGTTTTGTAGCGGTAAACATTTGCGCGGCGTGCTTTCTCTTCTAGTAAAGCGATAAGCTCTAGCTTCTGGTCACGATTTAACTGATCCATTTATTAGCCTCGCCAACTTTGCATTTAATTCTTCGTCTGACATTGTTTCAATTGAGCCAGAATGCTCTACCTTGTCAGTGAATAGTTTGAGGTGCTTGCCTAGAAGTTCATAGCCTTTCAATACTGCTGATGAGTCATAACGATAAACAGCGTTTAACTCCCCATCGTCTGTTTCATGCAAAACAGGATCACCATTTGGGTAAGTAACCTTCTCGCCTTGTTCGCACCGACGAATATTTTTAATTATTCCCTCGATGACAAACTGAGAACTTAGACCAACAGCCTCATTACGCTCTGCTGCTAACTTCTTTATGTGCGCTCTAATATGAGGTTTTCTAAGGTTTTCACTTGCTATCTGTGCGGCTGACTTTTCACTATACCCAGCCCTAATTGCTGCCTGAGTACCGTTTAAATCGACAATGTACTCTTGGCAGAATCTTGTTTGTTGCTCATTTAAATCATCTGCCATATATCCCCCTTTAATCAATTATCCAGCCCACTCGTAAATGAGCTGTGTAATTAACTATTGCGTGAATAGGTCGAGTGCTTCTTGAGCTTCTCGTGCTGCTTTCTGTGCTCGTGATACAAACTCACTTTCAGTCTGACACTGCTTATATGCATCTTTGAATAGCTCAAACTTGAGAGCGTCGTCTTTAACGAACTCGATAGCTGCCTGAGCTGCCGCCGTGTCATTGCCAACTAATCGGAGTAATTCCAACCGCATTTGATTCTGTGCTGTAATCGTAGTCATTTAGTTACCTTATCTTTGTAAGTTATTCGCAACCATCATCACGTATCACTACGTTACTTTGGTCACTTACGGCTTACCCGTCAGCAAGATGAAATCACCCCCTTATATGGCGGAATTGCATCCATTAAAAAGCCCCCTAATTGGAGGCTCGTTGTTGTTCAATTTCCCGTATTGCTTTCTTGTCCAATATCAGAAGCTAACATCCAAATCTCGCAATTGAGATTCAACTTTCATTAAACGACTGGTAAACGTCATCTTGCTGATAATGTCATTCCACGATATGCCATCTAGAATGCTCTTCACTTCGTTTCTTTCAGCAAGCAAAAACATCGCCTCTAAACTCATCGTGAACACTCCGTTCTAATGTAATCTTGCAAACCAAGTATCATTTGTTTGGACTCTGCGATTCGTTGTCTGAGTAACCAATAATTTCTGACAGCGGAGTCAGTAGGTCTGGCGGCTGCTCCATCATCCAAGCCGGAGGTGGAATTGGTTTCGCCTTTCGGACAACTGGCTCTGATGTACACCCGCTTACGACCAGAGCGAACAGCATCACGAAGCTTATCAATTTCAGCTTTTGCATTTGTGAGTTCCGTTGTGTGTTTGGTGTCGAGTTCGTGAAGGGAGTTAATGCGCTTTTCGTAGTCAGTGGTGATAGCTGCTTGCTCGCTGAATTTATCCTTCAATGTTGAGTAATCACCTTTCAGGTCGCCATAACTACCCATTACCCACCAAAGCCAGAAAGCTAGGATAGCGCAAGCACCAGTCAAGACTTTAGTTAGCGTGCTCATATCACGACTCTTTCACTGACAGCGCAGCATCACCAATTGGTAGCGGTCGGTTGTCTACTTCAACGCCATCAGGCCAGCGATAAGCAACAACTCGGTCAGTCCCAAATGCTTTAATATTTACTGCGTCTGATTGGTTGCCGCCCAAGATAAGAAGTGAGCCATTTGCAGTCTTACCAGCGCAGAAACCAACATGGCCACCGCCTGAGCGTGAGAAGCGAACAATGCAGCCATATTTAGGCTCTGTTAGCTTTTGCCCGAAAGTATCATATGAACTTGAAGCATCTTTGCGAGGAGATTTAATACCAGCACGCTCTAACATGGCATTGACGAAGCCAGCGCACCAAGGAACTTTTCTCGCGGTACCAACCAAGCCACGCAGCTTGCTATCAATCCACATTTGGTCAACAGCTTTAGAGCCTTCAGTGGTATGCTCAGACACACCAATTTCTTTTCTAGCTTCAGTTAGCCATTTAGGTTCAGTCATTATTCACTCCTGCCTTACCCTTAATCATTTTACTCAGCGTTTCTACGCCCCAGTAACCAATCAGTACGCTAGTGAAATAAGCAAATTCAGGGTTCATACCCATAGCTGCTAGCAAGTCTTTAGCGAACCATCCGAAGAATGCACACAGCGCACCATCTAGCAGGGTCTTTTTCCAGCCACCGCCGTTATACATGCCACGCAGTATTGCAACAGTTCCAGCTAGACCAGCCGCAGCCGCTTGCTCTTTTGCTGAAGATAGCCAACTAAGTAGATGATCCAGCCAATCAGGAGTGTTATTCATACATTTCATACTCACCCCCTACGTTGGAGGAATTTAGTTAATAGATAGCCGCGCACAATCTCTATGCGTCAATTAAGTGTGTGTGATTAGAATTCTGTGGCGGCGTATACGAAAAAAGGCCGCACTAGGCGACCTCTTGAATGTGAACTTGTAAGGATTACTTACAGGTTGGAATTTTGGCAATAAAAAACCCACGCTGTATCGAGCAACGTGGGCTATACACGGGAGTACTTTATGTGGTTAAGCCAACCTAAGAACAGTTAAGGCAGCTTACCTGATAAGTATTGTCCATTTGGTCATTGCTGTCAATAGCAAAGTTCACTTATTTTCTTAACTTTAGCTACACGTTTACGACTGTTCATTGCATTTCGTAGAGGTTCGTACAATAACCACTGGCAAGTTTTCAGTTTTTCGTCTACTTCACGTCGACAGGTTCGCAATGATGGAACCTTTACTTTTCCTCCTGACCTTGTGTTCATTTTGCGGGGATTTGCAACCTTATGGTAGTAAGATGCTATTGAAAGCTTGGATGCCCCATGTGCGTAATAGCTGAGCAATATTTTATAAGCCTGCTCGTCAGTGGCGATGATTGAATCTACGACCTGAGAAATCAACATTCCTTCATCGTCACTACACATAGGTCTGGATGGTGTACTATTTGGCTCTACTGTTCGCATGAATTTATAAATCATGTTTATCATGCGTACATTCAATCGCCCTGAGTGAACCCAAGCGCCCCACAATTCAAGCCATCCGTTAAGCCAGTCGAATTGTTCCTTTGTTAACTCTTTCTCTCCGATGTAGCTCATTTAGCCTCCTGAGATTCTTTATCTTTCCATCTGTCGCCGCCTCTATGCCTGACCATTAATCTACCGTTGATAATAATGTGGCTTTCAGCGCTAGCATCACGAACATACTTTCTGATAGTTCCTCTATTCGCTCCGATTACCCGCCCCACCTCAGTCATATTCCCGTAATACTTAATCAGCAATTCAGGAATGGTCGTAATCTCAGCCTGCATCTTTCAGCTCCTTTAGTTTCTTCCTAAAAACATCTTTGATGGTTTTGCATTCATCAATAGTCCATTTATGCCGTTCATGGTCGCACTCGATAGACTCAACGGCTTTCTGCCCTATTCGATTAATAAGCTCAACGCGATACGGGACTAAGTTCCCTGACTTGTGTTGATTACAAACAACACATTGCCGATGGATATTGCGTTCATCGAACCTCAGTTGTGGAGCCGCAGCGGTAGTCCGATAATGACCAGCGTCCCACTGAGCAGATTGAAACGTTCCGCATGATATGCATGGCAAATCACGGTCTCTTTCTCTGATATATGCGTTGACGGCTTGTTGTGCTTGTTTAATCCAATAACTGCGGGGTTTTACTGCTAACTTGCGGGCTTTGAGTTTATCGCGGGCTTTTACTTCTTTTTGCTTCTGTTCTTTCTTGAGTTTAGCCTCTAGTTTTTCCCTCTCCTTACTTCGTCGCTTGATTGCTAATTCTGCTCCATGCTCCGGACTGCACCACTCTATATTTTCGTACTTTGGGTGAAACCACTCTCTACATATTTTACAGCGCCGTCGCCTTGGGTTAGCCATATATCGCCTCCGTGAATATCCATGCAGATGCGAATAGACAGGCAAATATGGCAACAATAAATAACTTGGCTCCGAGTGTTACCCTCGATTTCTTTGGCTGAGCCTTCATGATAATTTGACCGTCGTCGCTAATATCGAATTTATCAATATTTTCGCGTAATGCTTTGATTAATCTCTGCTCAGTTGATTGAAGATATACCTCTTCTTCAGGCTTGATAAATGCACCTGCCTTTTGTAGATGACCATCGCATTTCTTACAAACGTTTTGCCATTTCTGTCCAATGAAACTATGGCCACACCATTTGCATTCTGTATGCATGTATTTCCCATCTGGGTAATCCCTTTCTGTTTGTGCAAAACTCACTTTCTCGGCCTCCGCTTCTTGGCTGCTCTGTTTATCTTTGCGTGACCTGTGATGCGCTTAGTTGATGTGGGGTAGCTGTACCAACTGCGACTATGGTTGATAGCCCATAAGGCGTTCTGTGCTGACAGTGACGCCAGAGCGATTGCCATTTTTGATATGATGTTCATCTCTCTTGCTGCTCCTTGAGTTTCATGTATTCCGAATTGTTTGGGATTGTCACGAGACAACCTATACCCGCCGCCCAGCATTCAACCTGCTCCATGAAGTGGAACATTTCACCCGTATCTAACTTTGATGTTTTTCGCAGCGTCCTGACGCGCTCTATATCTTGCGTGGTGGCGTCTATCATTTCAGTGACCTCATAACCTAGGAATGTATGCTTTAACATCTCCTTGACGGTTTCAGGCGTGAAATTAGACTTGTTCTTGCACAGATATTTGCTTATCTCTCCGCACCACATATGGAAAGTGGAATTTTGAGATAGTGATCGAGTGGACTTCCAAGGCTTGATAATGATTCGGTGTGGTTGGTTTGTTGCTAGAACTTCTTTGAGGTGTTGCCATGCTGCGGTTTTGGTTGATTCGTGAAAGAGGAAATCTGCTTCCAAGTTAACCTCCTATGCTTTTTCACCTCGATTTATAAACCAGTTTAATGCGCCGCATATTTGCTCATCTTCGTGCCAGTTTTCAATTTCTCTGTTTTCATATTTATCTTTGAAAAACATTGGCCCACAAAATTTATGCCAAGACATGAAAACATAACCGCCATCTGGCAGCCTTAGCCGAAAAGATGGGTAATAACTAATATGTATGATTCCATCACTCACTGTTAGCTCTCCTGTTCCATCACTAAGCCAATTCCACTGCATATAGGGCATTCACCAGTGCGCTCATCGTTTTCATTAAGCACACTTCCACGATGACAATTCTTGCACTCTAAGCTTCTTGCTTTTTCTGTCGCTCTAAGTTGTAAATGATTAAATAGCGATACATCTTTTAGGTAGCCTTGAGCTATAAGCTTTTCTGCCATTTTACCTACAGAAACTGGAAGTATTCGATCACCATTCCAGTAGCCTTTAGAGTCATATGGTGCTTTCTCGATATCCCAGTCATATAAAACGGCTGGCGCTAAATATTTCAACTCGCGTTTGTTTAATTTATCAGTCTTCATCATTCACCCTCTGGCATTGGTGGGAGTTCGTGCCAATACTTGATGTTTTCTAATCCCACTCCCGATAAAAACTCTCCATCATCCCATTTTCCATCAAAGTCACTAATGTGCATGATGTGAAGCATGGTTCCTAATTTAACAATTACTGGCTTACCTACTTCGGGCATGTTGTCGGAACACTTAACCCAATTAGTTCCCTGCATTAGTTAGCACTCCTTTGATTAATTGGAAAATGCCGCTGTAAATAATTACGCCTTTGTTTTTTGGTGGCAGAAAACAGATAACACCATCAGATTTAAGGCAAGCGCCTTTAGTTAATGATGGGAATATTGGAAATACTCGCACTGTTTTTTTACCGTGAATGGCTAGTAGTGTTCTTCCTAGCAATAATCGACCACCGTTAACACCAGTCCAGTTGAAATACTCAGTTGGAACATCCAGTCCTTTTCTCAATAATTTAATCATCATAGTTCCCTGCAGTAGATGCCTCCCTCTCTTAACGTTGTTCCTTTCATCACTCAATACCTCGCTTAATTGATGGCGCTATGATATTCGACACTCAAGTTATCTACATGAGCGCCGCCCAAATTAGCCCAGAAGATTACTGTTGCCTCTGCATCTAATTCACATTCAGCTGCCATTAGCTTTTCAAATGGCTTTCCGTTCCATGTGCCAGTAATTTTGTAAACTGCTCCGTCGTCCATCCTAGAAGTCCTTATGATTTGGTGTGTTACACGTCCGCGCCTTGGAATCGGCGTTGTTGAGGTTTGCTACTTTGTAGGCAAGCGTTAGCAGCTTCCATCTGGTCCACATCCATAAAGTGACCATTTTTGAATCGCTGGTATACGGTCCCTGTTTTACCGAATCGGTTTTTAGTCACGATAATTTCAGCATATGGGGCCGCTGATGAGTTCTCGTTATAAACCGCATCACGGTAAAGCATGATGATAGAGTCTGCGTCCTGCTCAATGCTGCCTGAGTCGCGCAAATCACCATTAACGGGTCGTTTATTTGGTCGCTTCTCAACATCGCGTGAAAGCTGGCTGAGTGAGATAACTGGGGTTAGTAATTCTTTAGCCATTCCCTTAAGGTTTGATGAGATATAACCAATCGCCAAGTCGTTACGCTCTGCTTTTGGTTTTTCTATCAGGCCCAAGTAGTCGACCAGAATTAATGCCAGTGAGGGATATTGCTGTTTGTGGCGTTTTGCTATGGCCCTGATTTGGTCCACATCGAGTTTGCTTGCATCGACAACCCACACATCCAAATCTTGGACCCGACCGATACCATTTGAAACTCTGGCCCATCCTTCATCATCCATTTTTGCAGGATTTCTCAGCGAGGAAACTGATAGGCCCGATGCCCCAGCAATTTGACGCTCCATGATTTGGCGTGAACTCATTTCCATTGAGAAAATCAGAACGCCCTTCTTATGGCCCGTTTTTTTATCGACTTGTGAAGCCACGCCTTCGGTTACTCGTAATGCAAACTCGGTTTTACCCATTGCAGGACGGGCCGCGACGATAACGAGATCCACTGCGTTGATACCGCCAGTAATTTCATCAAGTTCAGGAATGCCAGTTTTCAGCGTGTCTGATTCATCGCCATTGGTTAGGCGCTGTTCTAACACTTCCGTAAAATCGGCTATCAGGTCCTTGGTATGCACTGGTTTAATTTCATCGTTAGCGGCCCGTAATTCATTGGCCTTTTTGATAAGTTGGTCCATAGCTTCGGCGGCTGCGTCAATCGTTCCTGATTCGATAACGTGGCGGTGTTGGTCCATCAAGCTAATCATTTCACGTCGATTGTGGTTATCAGTCACCATCGTAGCGTAGCCTTTCAAGTTTGCTGCGCTAGGGCAGTTCTTGGCGGCCTCCATGATGTCAGCGAAATGATTGTCACCCATTGCCTCGGCAACCATCATTAAATCAATCATGCCGCGAGTTTTGGCTTGCTTCTGAATGACTTTGTAGGTTTCTCGGTAGAAATGAGAACCGAATGCTTCGGGTTTTAAAGTGGCGAGTACATCTGATGCGTTGAGTGTTAGTCCGTCTTTCAGCAAGCCGCCAATCACGCTTGCTTCGATTTGGTTGTTGACCATTGTTATCTCCCTGTCAGTTTCGGGCTTCCCTCACGGACTGCCGTTAGCGTTGCCTCTCGCATTAAATAATCGATGTCTGCGGTCCATCCTGAGTCGCTATCACCAAAATAAAACGGCTTAGCCAGTCTAACGAATGCCTTGACGTATGAGCGCCAACCATCGACATTCTGAGTTGCAAGTTTAGGGATTATTTTCTTCAGACCACGTTTACGCTTTTCAGTCACGTCGATAGCGTGAGGTAATCTGTCTCCCACCACTTCGTTGTAAGCGTTTAGATATTCCTGATAGTTGATTCTGACTGGTGAACGCTTTTTAGGTTTATCAGCGCTCTCACCATTCCCCTCTTGAGGGGTAAGGGGTGTATTACTTTCTTTCTTTTCTTTTGTAGTATTGTCTTTTGTGTTTACCTGATTCGGGTAATCGCTTTTACCTGATTCGGGTAATGTTTTCTTACCTGATTCGGGTAAACTTACCTTTTTCGGGTAAGCTTGTTTTTCTTTCCATTCATGGATGTTTTTATTGATTGAAACATGACGTTTTTCTGACAATAAAATCCCTCTGGAAACTAACTCACTTTTAGCTGCTGAACACTTGTGCGGCAACATTCCAGTTAACTTTGAAAGTTGCTCATTACCAACCCAATCAGATTTTTTGTTATAGCCGTAAGTCTTTCTGGCAATAGCAAAGAAAACTAACAATTGATGTTGAGTTAAATTGGCAAGCATGACAGCCTCAAGCAGCTCATTGGCTATTCTGGTGTAGCCGTTATCAAGGTCAGCCACTTTGCTCTCCGTGACCTCTATTTTAGGTCTAAAGTTATCAAGATATTTTACTTCCGCTAACATTATGACCTCCTTGTGCTTTTTTAAACTCTTCGACAAATCGCTTGCCGAAATTCCTGTTTTTTGCTGCTGCGACTAATAGCCCATCAGGGCTATCAGGATGTACTCTTTCTTCTTGATTTTGGTTGATAAATCGGCGTTTTTTTGCCATAATTACCTCACTAGTTTGATTTAAATTAGCTCCATCTGAGCCTCATCGGTTGCCGCCTTTGAGGTTTTTCTTTTTGGGTATCTGACATGCTCTAGCATCTGAATTAATGCCTTAGCCTCATCACCCTGAATAATCACATCTTGAATTGGCGCATCGAACCCTATTGCGTCTAGCAGTCTTGCCGCCTTCTCAACAAAGCCGTTCTCAGCTTGCCATCTAGTGATTTGGGATTCGTGTACACCGACAGCCTTAGCAACTTGCTTAGGTGTGGTTAAGATGATCCCTTTGCGAATACGAGCCTCAATAGCTCGCACGTTGCGTGAAATTGCGTAGTCCATTTGTTAAATTCCTTTTGACGTAGTTAGTCCGTTGCTCACGATCCTGTGAGTGTGTATTGCAGTGCTCTACAATGGCAGAGCTTAAGTTTTGAAAGAGCGAGGTGGGTTACTTTTTATCTTTGACGAGATATTCAAAAGGAATCCCAAACAATTCATTTATTTGTGCGTATCTGGCAGGTGGAATGCGGCCTTTTTGCTCCCACTGGCGAATAGCCTGATCGCTAATATTTAGCAGTTTTGCTAGTGCGGGAACTCCACCCGCTTTTTTGATTGTTGTTTCCAATGCGTTCATAACAATTTCCCTTTAATTGAACTATCACAAGAATAATACAAGAATCACTTTAGTTAAGCAAGTTTTACTTGTTGGAATATTAAAAGCAATACTTGTATATTGAAGAAATGAAAACGATGCGCGACAGAATCAAGCAAGCCAGACTTGCTAAAGACATGACCCAAGCTGAATTAGCCGATGCTGTAGGGGTATCCCCGCAATCAGTACAGCAGTGGGAAACTAGCACTGAGCCAAGAAAGAATAGAGTGATGAAAATTGCTGAAATTCTTGGTGTAGATGCTAATTGGCTTCTATTTGGCAGACCAGATTCAGAAAACAGAAAAGACGTGGTTAAAATAGAGCTAGAAGATGATTCTAATGTTCAAGGAAGGTATAAAGTAGAAATATTAGACATCGAAGCTAGCGCTGGTGCTGGCGTCATGGTTCTTGATGATTTCATAGAAACAATAACAGCCATTGAATATTCCGCAGAGGAAGCTAAGCGATTATTTGGTGGAAGACCAGCTGAAACAGTTAAGATGATCACTGTCAAAGGCGATTCCATGTCTGAGACATTTGAGCCAAGGGATCAGATATTTGTTGATATAACCGTCAATCACTTTGATGGTGATGGTATCTACGTCTTTATATTGGATAATCAATTGTATATAAAAAGATTGCAAATGCAGTATAAGAAATTAGCTGTAATTTCAGATAATCCAAGATATGAAACTTGGTATCTAGAAGAAAATTCAATGGACGGCATGTTCATACAAGCTAAAGTTCTTGTTAGCCAATCAATAAAATACAAGTTTCACGGTTAGCGCAACCTAAAATACACACTAAGCTCTCACTCTGAGGGCTTTTTTTATGCCTATCACTTAGTCACATCAAATAAAATCAAAAATAAATACCATTCAAAAACAATCACATGAATAAAAAACCAAGTAAAACACAAAAATAAACACAAGATATACTTGTTTTAATAAAGCATTGCTTGTATAGTTATTCCATCGAAGGCAAGGAGCCATAGATAAACAGGATGTTCGCTCTTTTACAAATTAACTCCCGCCATTGTGGGAAAGTTTCAAAACTCCAAGTGAGTATTGGGATTGGTGAATACTGGTGATACCAGTTAGTAAATGGAGAGGCGGTCATGATGTCAGTGACAGCAAGCTAAAAGCCTCTAGCAAAAATATCCATTCAGCTGAAAGCAGCGAGCAGGGAAATAATCACCTGCCACCAATCACCAATACTTACTAAACGAGGGTAAACCATGCAACAGATCACTTACTTACCGCGCACTGGTAAGACAAATTCAAAGATGCGTCGTTATGCAGCCAGAGGTGAATTAATGGCACGTAAAGCAGCAGAGGCAGCAAATCGTGGTCGCACTACTGAGGAAATATGGGATTCGATATTTAAACCAGTAGACGAAACCGATGTGCTGGCAAACTTACTTATCGAGATAAAAGACATACCCGATGTACAACGCAAGCAACCACGGCTCCGCAAGCCGATTATGAGTGATGGAAGTGTTACGGCACGTTAAATAGGAGATAGACATGGCAAGTAAAGATATACAAAAACTATTACTGGCAGCTGTTGAAATTGCTGAAAACATAGAAAAGGTTTTATCTGAGCGAGGACTTACAGGAAAAGAAAATGATGTTATTGATGTTTTAAAAGCGGCTTGTGAACAAAACCGCTTCATATCATCTAGCTCATTTGATTCCTAGTTTTTTCGCCATTTCCTCAAGAATATGATTCTGGCGAATGTCTATAGCGCTAATAGCGGAACCACACAAAGAGCATCGTATAAATGCAAGTTGATGTCTGCAATTTTTGATTGTTACATAATTTGATAACTCAAAAGTGATTGAGTTGCAGCTTGGATTTGGACATTTGGTATTAATAGCCATTTTAAACATTCCTTATTTTGACTGTGGAATAACCAATATATCAATTTTCCTTGACTGTGGAAAGGAAGGAAACCACCTCGCCTGACGTGGTTAAAAGCAGGCACAGTTAACTAATTACAGTCCATCAAGGTGGGCTGTGGTGAGTTGATTAAACAAACAAAAGGAATTTCACATGCCAAATCATGTAACAAACATTGTTGAAGCCAATCCTGTAGTAATTAACGCGATGCTTAATGACGATGGGTTTGTAGACTTCGAAGTAATCAACCCCATGCCAGATGATTTAAGTATCAATGGCGCAAGCGGGTTTTATGGTGACGCCGAAACCGCTGCGAAGCTTATGTGCAGAGAAAAGCTAAGTGAAAGCCATTTCTTTGCAATGCTAGAAGCATCAAATAGACGTGAAGCTAATGCTCTAAACATGACAGATGAAAGCTTTGAACAGTTTGTCTGCATGATGAGAAATAAGCGTAAACACGGCTTTTACCACAGTATGGACTTTGCTAGAAATGTATGGGGAACAAAATGGGGAGCTTATAACTCATCTAAAGAATCAGACAATAAAGTCTCATTTGAAACCGCATGGTCTCATCCATTCCCTGCATTAAAATCGCTCTCTCAGAAATTCCCAAATGAAGAAATCATAGTTAATTATGCCGATGAAGATACTGGCAGTAATTGTGGTTACTACACAATCAAAAATGGCGAAATAATCGTCGAAAGTATAGCGCCATCATGGAATGAGCAGACCGATGAAGAAAAGCGCAAATGGACAGAATTCGCATTTAAATTAAATCATCCAGAAAGTAATCCTCGCGAATATGGATATAACGAAAACTGGGAATATGACGAAAACCTAGAAAGCTAGGTTGGTGAGTTGATTAATAGATAGGAGATAGAGATGGATATTACGATTTTGTGCTCATCAGCTGATTGTAGTTCTGGGGTTGGAATAATGGAGGTAAAGGTCACCGATGTGGCTGATATTTCAATTCCAGAGGAATATCAAAATGAAATACTCAGAACAGCCATTAGGGAAGAAAATATAATCAAATACCTTAAAAGCCAAGGTTATTTGGTGACCTGTTAATAACGGAGGGAGTATGACAATACATGACTTCCACAATGGAAATCTACCCATGCCGAAGTTATTTAGACCTGTTCGAGTCGAGTTTGATTCGCTGACTGGCTATGGTGGATATGAACATTGGGTTACTACAATCAGGTATGTAAGACGAGTTAGACACGCTGACGGTTGGCGTTGGCAGCTGGTCAGGACTAATCATAAGGGTCTGGATAGATGGGATTACTACTTAGAGCAAGATAGGGAAGGCCTTAACGATATCAATTATGAATACGGACTGATGAAATAGTTAGGAGGGAGTATGACAGATAAAACAGGTGGAGCAGCTTTTCCTGCAAGTGGGCATCCAGATATGCAGTTTGTAGCGCAGGAAGGTATGAATTTGCGAGACTATTTCGCTGCTAAAGCGCTAAATGCTGTAATCATCGGCATATACAACGATGCGACAGCTCAGCAAGTGTATCACAACTGGTCAGCAGATGACTTCGCCAAAGAAGCCTACACGCTGGCAGATGCAATGTTAAAGGCTAGGGGGTGATATGGAAATAACTGAAACAAAAGATGTCTGGTTAGTAATATCAAATACTGACCTAAACGAAGGTAGAGGCAGTGATTTTGTTGCTAGTATTTGTGAATCAAAAGCTACAGCAATGCGTATTGGTGAGCGTGGTTATGTACAAGGAAGTAAGTGCCCAATACGAAAAGGAATTGGAGTGAAAATTAAAAACACTTGGTATTACCCTTCAGAAATCGAACCAATGACCAAAGATGATAAAAATAAGCAACGCTTAATTGATGCTAAAGAGGCAGCATTCGAAAAAGCCAAATTAGCCGGCCTATCTGATGATGAGATAGCAATGCTCGGCATGTAAACACTCGGTCAGCAGTAACCCACCACTTAATCATTCATATCGCTATTAATAGTGAGGAATACGCACATAAGGAACATAGGAAATGGCAAATGAATTAGTCGTAATTGAGAAATCGACCGCACTTGAAGTATTTAAGTCATCGGATAGCGTCGAAGATATCATTCGTAAAGTAGAGCAAGAAGTTAACTCTTTTATTCCAGATGTTAGCACTGCCAAAGGCCGCAAGGAAATTGCTTCACTGGCCTACAAAGTCGCTCAATCAAAAACTTACCTTGATGGGCTCGGTAAAGACTTAGTAGCAGAGTTAAAAGAAATACCAAAGCTAATCGACGCCAATCGCCGAACTGTGCGAGAGCGCTTCGATACATTGCGCGATAAAGTTCGACAGCCATTAACTGAGTGGGAAGCCGAGCAAGAGCGAATAGAAGCAGAAAAGCAAATGTTAGCGTGGCACGAAGAAGCGCTAGAAATGAACGCGGCCTTCGATAAGGCACTTGCTGAGCGTATCGAGTCAGACCATGAAATCGCCCTACTCATGAATGAGAAATTCGACCGTGATTTAGCAGAAGCCAAAGCTGAAGCTGAGCGCCAGCGTATTGCACACGAAGAAGAGTTAAAGCGACAAGCAGCAGAGCAAGCAAGATTAGCAGCAGAACAAAAAGCGCAGCAAGAAATCGAAGCAGCAGCACAGCGCGAACGCGAAGCAAAAGAAGCAGCCGAACGCGCAGAACGTGAAAAGCAGGAAGCTATTCAACGTGCAGAGCAGGAAGCGAAAGAGGCTAAGGAAAAGGCAGAACGTGACGCTAAAGAAGCTCAGGAGCGAGCCGAGCGCGAGAAGCAATTAGCTATCGAAGCTGAACGCAAGAAAGCTCATAAAGCTGAACAAGCGCGACTGGCAGAAGAAGAACGTAAGCGTCAGGAAGATGCGAAGCGTCAGGCTGATATTGAGCACCAACGTATATTCAACCGCGAAGCTGTGAGTGACTTAGTAGAAAACGGATTTTTTAACGAAGAGATGGCAATTGAATTTATTAAGCTAGTGAAGAAAAACAAAATTCGTCACATCACTATTAACTACTAATACCCACCGCACCAACACCAGAACACTTTAAATAACAATCGCTATCAATCGATAAGTGAGGGATTTCTTATGCCAAAAATTAACGAATTAAAACGTCAGGAACTCAGCTATCGACTGAATAGCGAGGGCTTCAAGGATGAAGTTAAAAACAAAATTAAGTGGGATTGGATAGCTGTTGTTATCGCCCTACTTGCCTTTATAACACTGATACCGAGGTGGATATGACGTTGCACATAAATACAAAAGGTTATTACCCGTCAATAACGTTTGATAAAGACTTCAGGTTATCAATTGAAAACCATGAAGTGCAAAAAATAGAGGGAGACACGGATGCTCTCTTTACTGCAATGGATGCACCAATTGAGGAGATAGTGGATTTCCTCTTAAAGCATGAATGGACTGATGCGCTTATGGAAGAGTACATCACCAGAGGGAAAGGAAGCCTAATATTTTCGGCAGTGGCCAAGTTAAGTAAGGACGCAGCATGAGAATTTCAGAGTATGAACTCAAGCAAAGGCAGGATGCCGAAAGACGACGCAGGGAACGCGAGGAAGTAGAGCATTACTACTGGTTGGAGAGTCTAGGATTGACGCCAGCAAAAATACCAGACAGTCACTTTAAGGGGTATTTTTAAATTAATTTAACAAGAGAATAATTATGAATATTTATATTGATATCGAAACAATCCCATCACAAGACCCAGCCATTAAGCAGAAGTTTTTAGATGAAGTAACGGCTCCGGGTAATTATAAAAAACAGGAATCAATTGATGAATGGTTGGCAGCTAACCGCGAAATTGTCGGTGAAGAAAATTGGAAAAAGACCAGTTTCGACGGTGGGTTAGGTCATGTTTGCGTGATTGGCGTGGCAATTAATGATGGAGAAACAAAAACTTTCTACGCAGAAGATTACTTGGCTAATGAAAAGAAAATTATCACTGACTTATTCGAGTTGATTGATGCTAACTACGACCCATCAAAAAATATTCCACCTGTTTTTATTGGGCACAACATCGCAGAGTTTGACCTTAAATTCTTATTCCAGCGTGCGGTGGTTCTTGGTGTTAAGCCGCCAAAAGTAATTCCGTTCGGTGCTAGACCTTGGGATAAATCGCTATTCGACACAATGACAGTTTGGGCTGGGCATAATGGACGCGTGTCGCTAGATAAACTCTGTTCTGTGCTTGGTTTAAGTGCCAAAGGCTCTGAAACTGGCGAGGATATCGACGGTAGTAAGGTTTGGGATTTTGTTAAGGATGGCAAGATTTCAGTAGTCGCAGAGTACTGTAAGGGTGATGTTGATCGAGTTCGGGATATTCATAAACGCATGACATTTCAATTGACCGCCTAGTTTGGCGGTTTTTTATGAGAGGTAATTATGGATCTATTGAAATTAGACGAGCCGTTTACTCCAGAAGATATTGAATGGAGAGTTCAGCAATCAGGCAAAACAAGCAAAGGTGCTTGCTGGGCAATGGTACTGGCTTATGTAACAAACCGAGCGATCCAAAAGAGGCTTGATGAAGTTTGCGGAAAGCAAGGCTGGAAAAATGAATTTACTCCAGCGCCAGACAAAGGCGTCATGTGTGGGATATCAATAAAAATTGATAACGAATGGATCACTAAATGGGATGGAGCCGAAAATACCGCAGTGGAAGCGGTTAAAGGTGGGATGTCTGGCTCTATGAAACGCGCTGCCGTTCAGTGGGGCATTGGTCGATATCTGTATCAATTGGAAGAGTCATTCACCAAATGCGTTACCGAAAAACCAAAAGAACAAAATGGATGGGTTAGAGCCAAAACAAAGGATGGAACTATATTTTGGTGGCAAATACCTACGCTACCGTCATGGGCTCTTCCACCAGTAAAAGCACCACAGACCGAACTTAAACATCAAGATAACATACAGCAGGAAGCTGAGACCCCACTTGATGGATTCACAGACTACTTATTAAAGGCTACTAGTGAGCCTGAGATCATGGATAGATACAAAGAAACATGGAACGCACTAGAAGGAAATAAACAGTTACAAGATGAATGCCATAGATTGACAGGCATCAGAATAAACGAACTAAAAAAGGCGGCGTAAATGGCTAGTAAAGGCGTGAATAAATGCATACTTATTGGAAATTTGGGACAAGACCCCGAAATACGCTACATGCCGAATGGTGGCGCAGTGGCAAATCTTACACTAGCCACATCGGAATCGTGGCGTGATAAGCAATCAGGTGAAATGCGCGAGAAAACTGAATGGCATAGAGTGTGCATCTTCGGGAAATTAGCTGAAGTTGCAGGCGAATATCTGAAAAAAGGAAGTCAGGTATACATCGAAGGTTCTCTGCAAACTCGTAAATGGCAAGACCAGAGCGGTCAAGACCGATACACAACAAAGGTAGTAGTTAATATCGGCGGCTCAATGCAGATGCTAAGCGGTAACAGCGGTAATAATCAGGCAGGAAGCCAGCAGCCAGCACGACAACCTCAGCAGTCACAGCAGCAAGCGTCACAAAATGAGCCACCATTAGATTTTGATGATGACATTCCGTTCTGACCCCCCACCCTATGTGATTTAACCAAAGGAGAAATACTATGGCTTGGTGCGATAGCCCATACAAGGACAGAGAATTAACAGAAGAGCAAAAGGAAGATTGCTCATACTGCGCTTATTGCGATGTAGAACTACTAAATGACGATAAAGTTTTTGTGGGTGGCGATACTGTTTATTGCTGCGAGCAATGCTTCATCGATAGCCAATAACCAAAGGATATAGCCATGAGTATTGATTACGAGCCAAAGTTAATTGTTGGCACTGATATGGAAAAAGTAACTATTGATGAAGAGGCAATCGACGAATTACTGAATGACGATTACACACAACACGGATCATGTTTCAGTGGTCGATTTAGTTTTATTGGCAAAGAGGTGAGCGTAGAGGAAATTAATGACCCTAATTTCATGCTGAAATACCTATCCCTCAAACACGAAGTAGCAAAAGAGTTAGGCGTTACACCTGATGATATCACGCTAAGGAATGGCGTGTTAATCATGTAATTCAACCCACGGACTCAGTGCAAGGATGCAAACAGGAGATAGATATGAAAAATAAAATTCAACACTCGTGCAACTATGGAAGCCATAGGACAGGTAAATGCGTCGGAGGTCGCTTATATATCGACAATCATAGTGACTATTACGATTATTCAGATGAAAGCAGGCCTTGTCCCAACTGCAATTCAGACGAATGGCTAAAAAAATATCGCAGTGAATACATTAAAGCTGGAATTAATTGTGGCACGAAAAGAAAGCAATTGAATTTAATAGAGTATACATCATGCATTCCTGACGAAATTAGAGCTAAACACGGGGTGGTAAAGAAAATAGAGAGATGGTTAAGGCGAGGCTATTACTACGGATTAAAGAATCGCCATTAACTCGCAGGGATGTAATGAATAAAAAAGCCGCCACGGAGCGGACGGCAAGGGGACGTGCAGGAATGAAACTTATAATTTATCTGTGTATGCAGTTTAAGAATAGTTAAGGCATGGAATTTAGCAAGGAAGTAGATAAAAAATGCCGACGCAGGAAGCATCGGCGAAAGTTGCACAGCTTGTTACTACTCTTTCGGGCTTAAGTGTAGAAGGTAAATAAGTGTTTGCCATGAAACGTTTTAATCCTAGCGATTAAATGGATGCAATGAAGAGGAATGAATATGAGTAAGCAGATGGTTTTAGTTGCAAGGACAAATAAGGTTGGCTCTGATTCTGAAACTGGTTTAGGAATGACCGAGGCTGAATGGAACCAATTAACTGAATCTGAGCAAGGTGTAATTATTAGCGATGCAATAGAGTCGCTTATTGATTACTGGGTACAACCTGAAGATTAAAGGTGGAGTGATGGATAAATCAAGACAGCAATTTGAAAGGAAATTTTACAATAAATTTAATTTTGAACTGACTAACAAAGGAAATTACCGATACTTCAGTACCAACATTGCATGGGAGGCATCACGCAAGAGTTTAATTAATAACTTACCAGAAAGTATTAATTGCCCTACTGCGCCAGAATTAATATGGCTACAAGTTGACCCTGAACCAGAGGAGATAAATAAACCTGAATTTCCAGTTAATTTACGTAGTGACGATGTAACTTGGTGTGTAGATAGAATTCATCCAACTGACACGTTATATATTCGCGCTGATTTAATTCAAAAGTAAATAACCATGCAAATAATCGGATATGTATTACTCATGCTAATACAGGGTTCTGCTGTGCCTGTTACAGATAAAATATACACACAGCAAGAATGCGAGAGCCGTGCTATGCAGATAATGCAGGTGCTGGATGTTGAGATAGTTTGTGGGGAGGTATGGAATGAAAGTTAAATTATTAAATGATGGCGGGTTTGGTCATCTGCTAAGACATATTGAATTCCCAATCATTGTTAACGGTGAATATCACGATGATGTATTGGTAGCAGTTGATGACTTTGAATTAAACGCACCATCACACGATGGCTATTATTTATTTTCTCCAGATGAATATGAGGTTATCGATGAAATTTAAAGTCGGCGATAAGGTTAGGGATATAGACTTTGGCTACAAAGGAAAAATAAAGAATATTGATGCTAGCAAACAAAATCCTTATCAAGTTGAAATAATAGAACCTGATTGGATATTTACATTTTGGTTTGCAGAAAATGACTTGGAGTTAATCAATGAATAAATACACCGAACTATCTGACTTCGAGATTAATTTATTAGTAGCGCAATTTGTTTTACCTGAAACGCAATACGATGTAATTAAGCAAACAATGGATATTATCCAATTCCTTGTTGATGGCTCGTTTGGTTATCGCTTTTTCGACCCCTGTAACAACCCAGCCGATGCAATGCCGATTATTAAAGATAATTTCATATCTATAACTTATGACGGAATAGCGTGGGATGTTGGCTGTGTAAAATATCCAGAACTAAACGTATGGAGTGGATTAGAAAATTACAATGATAATTTTTATCGCAAAGCCATGGAATTATTTCTATCAATGAAGGATGCGGAGAATAATCAATGAAACAAGTTCAAGCAATGACGACGTTAGTATTAATTGATGGTGTTACTTATCAAATAGCATTACCAAAACAATATGTTTTACTGCAAACAAAGCAAGCATTGATGTTTGCTCAAGAGTTCGGTGGTTTAATTATTCCATGTGAGTTTACTAGTATAAAGCCAATGGAAGCGGATGGATTACCTTTTAATATAAGTGATAGCAAGGATGAAAGCTGACTACGGAGGTAGCCACACGCCAAAGGAATTGCGTGATAGATGGCAAACTCCCCTACCTTTATTTACAGCATTGGACGCTGAATTTGGTTTCTATTTAGATGCCGCTGCTGATAAAAACAATGCACTCTGTTCTCATTATCTTACCGAAAAAGACGACTCGTTAAATTGCGATTGGGAAAGTTACGGGGCTATTTGGGTGAATCCCCCGTACAGTGAAATTCAGCCTTGGGTTAATAAGGCCGCCGAACAATGCAAAAGGCAATTACAGCCCGTCGTGATGTTAATCCCTAATGATACTTCTGTCGGTTGGTTTAATTCTGCATTAGAAACAGTTGATGAAGTGAGATTAATTACAGGGGGAAGAATTTCATTTATTAACGCTGGAACAAATAAAAAAGTTAACGGGAATAATAAAGGATCAATGCTCTTAATATGGCGACCGTATATTAAACCACGAAAGATAATTAATACCGTCGATAGAGATGAACTAATGAATATCGGCAACCAAATATTAAATGAATGGAAAATAGCATAGGTGAATTATGATATTTACTCAATTTGCAGGGCTAATAGCTCTTTGCATACTAATTTACTTGATTGATACAGGACAGGCTTAATTGTGAGGTAATAACATGCAGACAGTTAGAGAGTTCGCTAAAAAACATCGAAGGAGTGATGAGACTATTAGGAGATGGATAAGTTCAGGTAAAATATACCCAGCCCCAACATTTGACGGATATCAATATTTAATACATCCATCCGCACAAAAAATAACAAACTACGAAAATCTTAACCCAAGCATTCTATTAAATAATAACTGCAAACTGTTAAAAAGGATTGAAACAGATGGCAAGAAACAGAAATCCCAAAAACGCACATTTACCACCTAATCTATATTGCCGTAAAGGTTACTATAGTTATAGAAATCCTGAAACTGGCATTGAGTATGGAATAGGGAGAAATAAAGCGGAGGCAGTAAGTGAGGCTATTACTGCAAATCATCAAATTTTATCATCAAGAATGAAGCCAAGCTTAATAGATAGAATTTCTGGTGGCGATACTATGTTATATGACTGGATTGCTGAGTATCAAGATATATTAAAACAACGCGACCTAAAGATTAAAACTTACAGGTCATACGCAAGTAAATTAAATTCAATAAAAGAATATATTCCAAACATAAGCATGTCATTAGTTACGCCACAGCTGATATCTCAATTAATAAGCGAGATATCAGCCACGGGGAAAAAATCCATGGCTGCACAGGTTCGAACTACCGCCATCGATTTATTCAGGGAAGCAATAATAAAAGGGATATTAAAAGATAATCCAGCAGAACATACCAAGCCACCTAAGGTGCAAGTGTCTAGAGCTAGGATGTCTTTTTCTGATTACGAGGCTATAAAGCAAGAAATACGTGCTTATGGGGAGCATTACCAATTACTAATGGATTTAGCCCTCCTTACTGGTCAGCGCGCAGGTGATATACTAAAAATCAAAAGGACCGACATAAAAGATGGAAGGTTATTTATTAGTCAAGAAAAAACAGGGAGAAAAATTGCCATACCTCTCACTTTATCCATGTTAAAATTAAATAAAGCTGTAAATGATATAGTAACATCACCGATACTAGAGAATGGAACAAATTACCTGTTCATAAATGAAAAGAAGAATAACCTTCCTTATATGACGCTGTTTAGAAGGTTTAGCTCAGCGAGAGACAATACAGGGTTAAAGTGGTCTGAAAAAACACCGCCATCTTTTCATGAGATCAGAAGTTTATCTGCGAGGATATACTCCGATGAAAAAAGCAGTGAATTTGCAAAGGCATTACTTGGACACAAAAGCATGAGAATGACCGCCGTTTATCAAGATGAACGCTCAAACGACTGGAATTACATTTCGGAATAA